GTAATTTCTAGGGGGCCTTCGGGTCCCCTTTTTTGTTTAAGGAATTGAAATGGGATGTCCCACTGCAATCTCGTCTGGCGTACTGACGCCAGGTACTAGCACCTTGTTTACCGGCCGACATACTCTTAACGGGGTTACGATCCAGCCTGGGGCTACGGTGACTATTTATGACAATACGGCAGCCTCTGGCACCGTGCTGTTTCTTTTTGTGAATGCCGGTACTAGTACCGTAGTTGTTCCGTTTGAGACTGCGATTCGGGCCGAGATCGGTCTTACGGTCGTGGTTGCTGCTGCAAACGCTATCGTGTACTTCGGCGCTTAAGGAGATTGAATGCCACGGAACTCACTACAATGGGGTAATTGGAACGCCATCTGCGATGTCTGTGGCTTCAAGTTTAAAGCTTCTGAAATGAAGAAGCGATGGGACGGGCTCATGGTCTGCAGTGAAGATTATGAGCAACGCCATCCACAGGATTTTTTACGGGTACGCGGGGATCAACCTGCCGTGCCTTGGGCAAGACCGGAACCCGAAGATACCTTCGTCGGTCCTGCATGTTATATCTGGGATCAATCGGCCTTCACCGGACTAGGTGTCACCGGCTGTGCAATTACAGGCAAGACGTTTCCGTTTACTTCACAGGAAATGTATGCCCTCAAATTCCCACCCCTACCGGCATAAGGAGCTAAATTGGCTGATACTCTCTTTGTAGATGCTACTACGACTGTAGCGGGTACTCCGCTAGTTGCTGCGTGGCACAACGATGTTAATACGGCTACGTATAATCATCTTACGTCCGTGGCAGGGACTCCTAATGCCATCACGGCTACTGGTCCCCTCTCGATGACGGCCTATGTGGCAGGACAATCGTTTAAGTTTATCCCTGCCTCTAATAACACCGCCGCTGCGACAATTAACATCAATGGTCTTGGTAACAAGACAATTAATAAGTACTTCAGCACTGCTCTAGTCTCTGGCGATCTGGTTGTAGGTATGGAGGCTCTAGTTGTCTATGACGGGGGTGTATTCCAACTCATTAACCCTCGTTCGGTTGATTTGGGCACTACGGTTACTGGCACTCTGCCTATCGCCAATGGCGGTACTGGTGCTACCACTGTCGCAGGTGCTTTGGCTAATCTGGGTCTGGTTACTCAACCTACCTATCGCAATCGTCTCATCAATGGTGATTTCAACATCAACCAGAGAGCCGCTACCTCAACTACGGCCGGTGGTACTTACATTGCGGATCGGTGGTCGTTGTCGTCTTCTAACGCCAATATCACCCACTCGCTTTTTTCCACAGCTAATCTAACTCCAAACCCGACGGCTGGTCGTCTCACGGCTACTACTGGAACAGCCGCTGGTGCAGCAAACTTCTGGGGACTCGTTCAAAGTATTGAGGGAACCCTGGTTGCGGATTTGCGTTGGGGAACGGCTTCGGCATCCACCATCACGGTATCCTTCTGGTTGCGTTCATCTATTACCGGCACCTTTGGTGTAGCTATTCGTAACTCAGCTATCAACCGTTCGTATGTTACTTCGGTTACTCAGAATGTGGCTGGTACGTGGGAATATAAAACTGTCACAATTCCTGGAGATCAATCTGGTACTTGGTTAACTACAGCGGCAGCTGGTATCATTGTCCATATTACCGCTGGCGCTGGAACCAACTTCTTGACCACGGCAAACACCTGGACTGCTGGTAACTTCCTAGGTCCGACTGGTATGACTAATGCTATGGCGACTAACGGTAATACGTTCGATGTGACGGGTGTTCAAGTTGAATCCGGATCGGTGGCAACTCCGTATGAGTTCCGTCCATTCACTTCCGAGATTCTTCTGTGCCAACGATACTACTTCACCAGCTACATTTATGGCACCGCGCCTGGAGCAGCTTCGGCTAGTAATGGTAGCTATCGGGTCGTGGGTAATGATCCGAGTAATGGATTGTTCATGTCTAGCCGTTGGCCAGTTTCGATGCGTGGCACGCCCGGTGTGGTTATTTACCAACCTCTTACGGGAGCACTCTCAAACCTCCGCAACACCCAAACTGGTGCATCGGTGGGTTTGTCCACTGGTATTGTGGCTGATGCTAATGGTTTATATGTTGCCACGTCTGCGGGTGGTTTTGCAGCCAATGCCCTATATGAGTGCCATGTCGTGGCGACAGCCGATATTTAAGGATAAGGAATATGTCTATGTCTATTGAAGGCGTTAGCGCCGGCCTATTGGCTAAATTTGGGATGGCTAAAGTCCTTTCCTTCGGAGCAGCTTTTATCGGTGCTGCCATTATGCTGATGTTCCGACCCCCGAAGTCCCGTAAGGATTTGTTCTACCATGCTTGCTCGGCCTTTGCTGGCTCGGCCCTCTTCGGAGGTACGGCCCTAGCCCTGGCAGTATCCTGGACTGGTCTGGATAAGGACACGTTGATCCCTGCGGTCTACGGCATCATCGGAGCCCTCTCGTGGGGCTTCTTTGGTGGGTTGGCTTCCTGGCGGGATGATAAGCTTGCTAAAGACCCCTTGCAGGCAATTAAGGATGTGAAGGATGTTGTCTAAGTGGATGCTATATGCGGTGTTTGCGGCCATCTACACTCTTGGTGTAGTTCATGTGACCTCTACCTATACCAACGCGTCATGGACCTCCAAAGAGCTAAAGCGGACCGAGGAGTTTATCCAGACTACGCAGCAGAACGAGTTATTGCGGAAAGATATCTCCCGACTCCTACAGGAGAACCTGGAAAAGACTCGGGCTAACAGCAAGCAATTTACCAAGGAGCTACTCGATGGGATTACTAAAGACCCTCGCTATAAGTCTTGTCGTACTACTGACAGCGTGCGGGACGCTCTCCAAAGAAAGCTCGACAGTCAGCCCAAGTGAGGACATGCTGGTAATCTGCCCTCGGGTCGATCATAGGGCACCGGAAGACTTCGGCGAAGCTCTCAAGAACTACGACGAGCTACTGGACTTATATACGGCCTGCAGGCTACCCCACAACGCGCTTGTGGAATTTGAACGTAAAAGGAAATAACAAATGGCCACTAGCGGCGTATCTATTCTACAGCTTAGTCGAGATGACATCCTGAACGCCGTGCTCCGTAAGCTTGGTGTTATCGGAGAAGGTCAGACTGGTAACGCTACTCAACTGTCAACGGCCGCACAGGCCCTTAACAATGTGGTGGCTGAGTTCCGTACCCTGGGCATGTCCATCTGGGCACGCAAGACGTACCAACTCACTCCAGTAGCGGGAACCAATTCCTACACCTTCGGTGTGGGGCAAACGGTAAACATCCCGTATCCCCTGCGTATCTATGTGGCTAACTTTGTTCCTGGTCCTACTCCTAGTTCCCAGATCGAGATGAATCAGTTGTCCTTCGTGGACTTCGCTCAGCTTCCTGTGGACAGTACTGGGACTCCTGTGAACTTCATGTATCAGCCTAAGATCAATCAAGGTATCCTGACTGTCTGGCCTACGCCAGATACCAGTGTCCCTACAGGCTCGTACATCTACTTGGAATTCCAATCCCCGTTCGAGTACTTCACCACTGGTGTCGACACTCCGGACTTCCCGGAGGAATGGAACAACGCTCTGATCTACCACACGGCTCTGGCCCTGACGGATGAGTATGGCGTAGCGGATAATAAGTTCCAACGAATTGAAAAGCTGGCTAAGATGCATCTGGACACCGCCCTGAGTGGTGGTGGTGAGGAAGCTAGCCTCTTCTTCCAGCGTGACTGGGTTGGAGACTACTAATGGCGTTTACTCGTGCTCCTATGGAGAACACCGAGCAGAACAAGCAAATCTCCCTGATGTATCAGTGGGACTCGCGGTTCGATTCTTCTGGCAATCAAGACACCTTGTTCCAGAATGCTTTGGTGGAACCGGTTGGTAATGAATACTACCATGTGCTGAAGCGGGATGGTATCGAGGCGGTGACGCTCCCTGCTGGTGGAACGGTAGGGGCAGTGATCGGGACCTACTTCTGGTCATCCAAGACAAGTAATCCCTTTATCATCACCATCACCATTGGCCCCTCCAACGTTGCCTTCTGCAACATCTACAACGTAGATCAGGTGACTGGAACCATTGGCTTCACTGGTACAACCAGTCTTGCGAATACGGTAAGGTACGAGACAGAGGTCTTCTTCGAGGAGTTCCTCTACGACAACGGAACCGTGGACCTGTTCTTCACTATCCCCGCTGGTCTGTATCGGATCACGAACGCTGGTGCTGTTACTGGTCCTATCCCTACCGGTGTGACTGCTGGTGGGAACCCGGTGTTCCTGGATGGCTACCTGTTCCTCTGTACCTCTAGTGATATCTTCAACTCCAACTTGAATGATCCCTTAACCTGGAGTGCTTCTAACTTCATCTCGGTGGAAAGCTACCCGGATAAGCTCAGAACCATCCAACGGGTGGGGACCTACATTGTAGCGTTTGGGACGGAGAGTGTTCAGTACTTCTATAACGCTGCTAATCCCACTGGTACGCCCCTGGCTGCCAACGTAGGTGCTACGAAGAGGGTTGGTCTACTGGGTGGCCTAACCACCTTCGGAGATCAGGCATTCTTCATTGGTACGTCCACAGCGGGCTCAGCCAGTCTGTATGTCCTGCAGGGCCTGAAGATCGAGGCTCTAACCTCGTATCCATTCTCAAGGTTCTGGCAAGGGCAAGCATCCACCAACGATACGACGAACTTCCCTAAGGGGTCCATCCTTCAGTTGAATGGTCATACTGTCTACTACATGCACACGCCTGTGGCTGTCAGTGCTATCCCTCCGGTAACTACTCCGTCTGGTGTCTCGTACTACTACGACATCGACACTAAGTTCTGGAGCAAGATTACTTACCAGAACACAGCGTTCCTGTTAACCCAGTCCGCATGGTCTGCTGCTATCGCACGTGGGGTTGGTCGTATGACCTACTTCAATCGTATGAATGACAACAGTTTGTATCGGTTCAATCCTTCGTTGTACCAAGACAGCGGCACTAACTTCGATGTGAAGTTCCGCACTAGGTCTGACAACTACGGTACTCAGCGGATGAAGTTCATGAACAGGCTCCTGATTGTTGGAGACCTTACCAGTGCTTCTAGTAACTTGTCTGTCCAGTGGACTGACGATGACTACCAAACATTCTCTACTGCACGTACTGTTGATATGTCCAAGACGTTCCAACAGTTGTACGCTGGTGGTAGTTTCCGTACCAGGGCTTTCCAGTTCACGTACAGCGATAACTACCCGATGCGCTGGCGCTCTGTAGAGTTTGACTACTCACAAGGACAAACATAATGCCTCAACTAGTGCCTCCGGTTCCTCTTGGTGAGGAGTTTGAAAGCGATGTGGTGTCCCAGTTCTTGGAGTTTCTGAGGAAGCAGGCCAATCAGCCTGTCTTCTACTCCCAGACCACAGACCCCGGCACAACCGGGGTTCCTAGTGGGACCTGGAGTATCTGGAAGAATACTACGTCAGGGGAAGTGAGGCTGTGGGCCAATGATGGCGGCGTCATGAAATCTGTACTCCTAGCATAAGGACAAAAATGGATACTCGTAATTTTGCAGCCATGTTAGGGTATGGCGATAACGGACAGGGAAACCCTTCCTCGCTAGGCCAGTCTCTGTACGGCTCTATGTTTGGTGGACAACTTCCAACTCCTCTGACTAGTGGTAGTGACCCTAACTACCGTCCTGACAAGCACAACGCTCCTGTCTACTCCTCTGCTGGTGTGACCAACACGGTCAATACTCCTTGGCTAGGTATGGGTGGCGCTGCTGCTCCCGGTCAAATGCGGGCAGCCAGCTACAACCCTGGACAGATGGATAGGCAACTAGGCACTACGGTGACAGCGGGACATGCTGGTGGTATCGATCGTGGTGCTGCTGCATTCCTAGGCGC